GCTATGGGGTATAAATTCGCTGTCATCTGTCACTTTAATATTGCGATTATTTTTCTTTGCATACTTTGTGACTCGTGGTATCAGACCAGATAAAAATGTTCCGCCTGTTCCCTTTCGTCCAGTGATTAGATGACTTGTCTGTATAGTCTGATCGCGCCGACCAGTTCTCCTATTCCGTCTCCATACACTTGCTTTGTATGCTAGTGCTCCTCTTATGATTGTGCGAGCTTCAGCATCGGCCTTGGCATGGACGGCATCGAGGACTGTTATAACTGGTTTACCCATGTAGTAATTTCCTTTATTGTTCTATTCACTATGAACTTGCTTTGCCAGATTTTTGTGAAGTACATTCTTATGCTTCTTTTACTTAATATTCCTTTATTTTTGGTGGAAAGCATATCATATAACTCGTCGGTTGCGTATAAAACGGTTGTGAGTATTTCCCTCGCTTCTTCGCTGAGTGCTTCCCATGACTGTTTTTTTATTAGTAGTTTTTCAGGTGATGGGATGTTCGAATGTAGTTGAGTATTAAATTCATCCTCCTCATCGTATATATCGCAAGGGTCAACATGTAGCCAACACGCATTGACGATTATTTGGTACGCAGAATAGTAATCAATTTCCTTCAACTCTGCCATTTATCTTTTCCTCCTCTTGATAACTCGTTTCGGTTTCTGCTCACGTCTTTTTATTTTGCGTTTTATTTTGCGTTTTATTTCAGACATGTCTCTACGTTTAATGACTCTTTTGGGTTTTGATCTGCGCTTTATTTTTCTTTTGGTTTCTGGATTGTCTTCTTCAGCTACCTTCTTTTTTCGCCGTTTTATCTTTGGTGGTGCCTTAATCGGTGTCTGATTAAGGTAGTAATCCGAAATAACATCTCCAATGCCCTTCTGGAATTGCCGGCACTCACTGCGACATAAGTCCCATGTTTTAAATCCCTTGTCGTTCCTACGTCGATTAGCGCAGTTGAGGAGATGGAGGGTGCAGTGATGGACATCACACCAGAAGTTTTCTTTTGGATTAAAATATTTGCATGCAGGCGAGTCTTCTGTAACAGTTCGTGTCGCTGCCAAGCATTTTCTTGTTAGAGGATCGTTTTTTTTCTTGTTCGGGTTGCGTCGTTCCTCTCTTCTGATAACCTTTGCATTCTTGTAGTAATGATTGCAAAGGTTACAGCGGATGTTATCCAACATTTTGTAACCTCCTTTAAATGTAAAAAACCGAGTAAACAATACATTAAATAATTTTAAATAGCAAGGATTAATTCAACTCCTTAAAAGGCCACTGTGGTTGTTAGACAGGTTCCAAGGAGTCCATCATGTCTACATACACTTTCGCCCGAATCAGTAACTAGCACTGACTCGGGCGAAGTGATGGATTATACGTCCAGTTTACGCTTCAACTCAAAGTCTGGGATTTGTTGGATCTTGTCCATTATCCCTTCCAAAGTACTCCCCATTTTAGAACGGAAGTCGTCGTTGTTTTTCAGCCGTTCTGTGGAGGTGTTCTTCATTTCCTTTTTCAATCTCGCCATGATCATCTTTAACTTCTTCTCGTCTACATGATCATGCCACAGAGTATTCCATCTTTCGAGGAACCGTTCTATAGATGACACAGTGCCACCGTTAACTTTTCCGGAATCGCACTGGCCAGCGAGCTTCTCTACACGCTTGAAAAGCAGGTTTCCAACCATGTCGACAGTCATCTCTTCCATCTTTTGAACCATGCCTTGTAACTTTTCTGTTTCACGCTTGTAAACGGCTGGCGACAAGATCTTTGTACTCTTGTCTGGAATGTTGATTTGAAAGAAGTTGTGATAGAAGTAAAACTTCTTTCTTAGTTGATCTGTCGTTGGGTAGTTCTTGGGGTTGTAGTAATCAGGATACTTCTTTTTAAAACTCTTTTTCATTGTGCCGTATTTATCACAGAGGTTTTCCAGCCTATCGTCATTCATTTGCTTGAACCCTGTGAACTTCTCATCAAGAAGATTGATATTGTCTTTCTTGACCCAAAATACGCTGTCAATAGGGAACGGCAAAGAGTTGCGTTTGAGTAATCCTTTGGCACTGCGCCGCACTGTAGCAAGATCCTTAAGAAGAGTACGATCTTCTATCAGATCCTGCATAGCACGGACAATGTCCTTGGGCACATTGCGTCCCAGCTTGTCTTTACTCAATCGAACGGAAGCATCCCATCTTCCCATTTTCAGTTGACAAAGGACTCCTTCTTGAAGCTGATCTGGTGTCATAAAATCCTCCTTTTGAATAGAGTTGTAGTTGTAGGCTACCTCATCAGTGAGCAGAGCCTATCCTGCCCAGACTCGGGCATTGCCCGAGTTTCGGTTTATGGTTTGGCCACGATACTCATCGCAGACATAATTTCGTCATACCATGGCATGATCCATGTACTCATTGAGTACACCCCGATGGCCACTGAAATAAGAATTATAAAGTATGGTAGTAAACGCATGTGGCTCTCCTTTTTTTAAAACCACCTTTGGGTGTCAAATAAAGTCGCACCCCATTTGAATTAGATCGGAAATATTCACAGCCTTGATTTTGTTGGCCGGAATAGAGTTGATGATCCCCACATTGAACTGTAGCTTGTCTTTTGTAAAAACTCGTGGATTTTGAATCAAGCAGTTGACTGCCACAATACGATGGTTGGGTGAAGACCATTTTTCATCGTCCTTCAAACCGAGATCTACGAACTTGTCATTTAGATACATAAAATCCTCCTTTGTAGTGTAGTGTATTCAGCTACCTCATCAGCGGTGCTTGCTGAAGGCACCGGAATCCGGGCATTGCGGCCCGGAGTTTCGGATTTTTAGTTGATTAGCTGTTTCCATCCCAGGCATCAAGGAACGAGTAGTAATCATCGCCTTCGTTTTCAGCTAACACAATGACAACTTCTGCTCCCTTCCTTCGGGCGAGCTTGTTTACTATACCCTTTATTTTCGCTTTGGCCCGTCTTTCATGTAGGCCAAAGTTATTTATGAGCATTTCTACAAGCTCACTGAAGGAAGCACCATCACCATCCAGTGCCTCCACTATTGCGGCTGGAGGCAGGTTTGGTTTCATACCGAAGCGATTTAACTCTTCGGCTGTAACAGCCTTGCGACGCTTGATTTTGCGGCTTGGCTTTTTGGTGGCCTTTTCAGGGGCAGCCTTCTTACGACGCCGAATGACTCGCTTTTCAGGCTTCGGCTTTTCAGCAGCCTTCTTACGACGCCGAATGACTCGCTCTTTCTTGGCCGGTGGGTCAGGCTTCGGTTTCCAAGTTTTCCCGTCGTAGACCATGGGCTTTCCGTTTAAGTCCAGCTCATCGCCCTTCTCGAACTTTCGCGTTTTGCTTTTCGGTTCCACTTTCCGCTTCCCTTTGGCCTTTGACTTTCCATTGTCTATAATACCTTTTGGTGGAGTCAAGTCAGCTTCCTCGTATGCACTTTTCAGTGCTTTGCGAAGGAGGCCAACAAATCCAGTAGGGATAGGGTATTCAGCATCTTTCCACCTGAGTTCAATGTCGTTCATACCTGAAACAGCATTGGTAATGACCGTGCCAGGGATGTTTTCGAAGAACTTCCGTTTAGATGGACGGTGATAGATGCTGAAAATGTCGCCTTTGCCTTTTTGGGATACAAAGTCATAGTCATCTCCATCAGGACTCTGATCGGTATGTGGCTTCGGCTTCGGCTTCGGCTTCGGCTTCGGCTTCGGCTTCGGCTTTACGTCTAGTTTTTTCTTTACCGGAGGACGTGATGGCAGTCCTGTACCCGTTGTAACAGGCTGAGCATCCTTTACTACCTTGTACTTTGAACACTTGGCACAGGATACTCCAGTAGCGCTGACTTTTTTATCTACAACCAAACCAGTCAACTTTCGTCTGTCGCAAAGACCAAGACCACCGTCAAGAACAGCATGTATAACTTTGCCCTTCGGTGCTTTACCATAACCAATGACTTCATTACTCATTTAGCTACCTCCTTTGGATTGGATTAAACGTCTAATCTACGTTTGCCATTCCGTTTTATCGGCTTGAAATCCTCTGCTGAAAGGCATCGGCCTTTGGCCCATTGTCGCAGATCCGTGATTTCTTCGCCTTTGGTTATAATCTGTGGAATAATAAAATCCCGTGCTTCTACCAAAGTCATCTCTCTCATGTCTGCCAGATTAACGAGTGCCTCAACTTCAGCACCCGTAAAGTCCTTTGTATCAGGGACTTTGCTATCGAGCAACTCCGGGTTGACTTTATCGCAGTAATGTTCCAAGATTTTACTCACAACTTTCTTGGAAGGAAGATCCACAAAGAACGGGGTAGTGTCCCATCTTCCTGGTCTCAAATAGGGCGACGGGATACCGTCAAAACTATTTGCCGTTCCTGAAATATAGACTCCCGGAGGACGGTTTTGAAAGAAGTCCAACCATCCGCCAGTCGCCCTCTTTGTAGTGCCGCTGTCCAAGTCACCGGAGCCACCAGCTCCAGCAAACTGTTTTTCAAACTCGTCGAATAAAGCATAGACAGGTGCGGCTGAACGGATTATCTCTTGCACCGTCCTTATGTTCTGGTCAGTCTCTCCTTGGTACTTGGAGAATAACGAACCCATGTCGATTTTAAGGCCGAACAGATTCAACTCGCCAACGAGGGCCATTTGTAGTACGGTCTTGCCACAACCACCCGGACCGATAAGCATGTTACCTTTTGCTTGAGGCTTATCAATTGACTCGATTACATGTTTCTTGTAGCGATCGTAACCGACAATATCCTTAAACGTATAGTTTGGTGGAATGACTTCAACAAAACCAGTCTTCTTAATGGCCATCGAACGGTAGTCGTTAATAATCTGAACGTCAAACTCGCCCTTCTCAACGATCGACAAGGAAAGGACTTGATCTAATTCCGTTCGTGTCAGGCTTTTACAGGAATTGAGGACAGGTTTTGCCTTTTTTCCTGTTGGAATAGTGTAGCCTTCCGGTGCCGCAAATTCCATTGCCTTGATAACTTCACTCTCATCGGGCAACGGCATGTTCATGACTACAAAGTCTTTTGACATTTCCGGCGGTATTTTTTCCTTGTGTCCGACAGCAATTACTGCTTTCCCAGCATGAGCAAGAGTAGGAAGAGCGTCCTGTATAAATTGGACGACTTGCGGCTTTTCGGCGAACCAGTGGAAATTGTACAGAAATAATAAAGTGCAGTCATCTGCGGCAATCAGCTCTTGGAGCTGCGGCAGCGGATTTGTGCCCTTCGTGCACGACCACTCAGTTACCTTGTACTCAACGCCATCCTTCCGTTTAAAATCCTTGATCTCACGGTAGATGTTTT